GTTCCAACATCGCCACCGAGTACTTTGAGTCCGCCACTGCCGGAAAGCTCACCTGCCTCTATGCCGAAGACGCTCAGGATCTCGCAGGCTTCGACGAGACCAAATCCTACACGCGCCGGTACATGCTCCGCCTGCATCTTGCGGAGAAATATGACGCGCATTTTGACTCTGACTATTTCACCAAGATTGACATAAAGCCCATGGCTCTTGATGGTTCAGACCGGACGGAGCCCGGGGCTATCCACTACGGCGAGGTTGACACCATCACCCGTAACATATCCACCAAAGATAAGGAGAACTAAATGGCTATTCCTGCTTCTGAACTCGTAAGAGTACAGCCGCGAGTCCTCGCCGGAACCGGTCAGGATCTCGCGTTCAACGGGCTGTTCCTGACCGAGAACGCGCTTGCTCCGGTCGGAACGCTTCTGACTTTCCGCGACGCCGCCAGCGTCTCGGAGTACTTCGGCTCAGCCTCCGACGAGGCAAAGGCCGCCGCGGTCTACTTCGGGGGCTACAACAACAGCTTCCTGAAGCCGACTGCACTGTACATGTGGCGTTCCCACAAAAACGCCGTTGCTGCCTTTGTGCGCTCCGCCGCATTCAGCGCCGCTGCTGTCAAGACCCTGTCTGACAGCATCAAGGCAATCACTGACGGAACTTTTAACGTGACTATCGGCGGGACTGCTGTCGCGCTCACCGACATCGACCTCAGCGGAGTTACCTCAATCTCTGACGCCTGCGCGCAGATTACCGCGAAAATCCGCGCCATAAGCACCGCGGAAAAACCTGTCGAGGCTGTCGCAAACGCCTCCCTGACCTGGGATCCCGTGCTCGGCGCGTTCACCCTGACTGCCGGCAAGGCGTCTGCTGATACCGGCATCTCTGGTATTTCCGGCGATATCGCCTCAATCTTCGGGCTTTCAGCTTCCTCCGCTGTCGTTTCCGCAGGAGCGGGCGCTCAGGATTACAGCTCGGCGATGGACGAGGTCTGCGGACAGACTCAGAACTTTGTGACTTTCTCTACCGTCGCCGAGCCCGACAAGGCTGACGCGCTTGCACTTGCAGGCTGGAGCAACACCCAGTACGGCGAGGGCAACCAGTTCCTCTATGTCTACTGGTCTGACGATGAGGCACTTAAGACTTCCAGCACTTCCGAGACTGCCGCAGCCGCAATCCGCGACGCGGAGTACAGCGGAATAGCCGGAGTCTTCGGCGATGTCCGCTACCCCGCCTTCATCATGGGCTCCGCTGGCTCGATTGACTGGGATCGCATCGGCGGAACCATCACCTTCGCGTTTAAGGCTCAGTCAGGACTCGAGGCTAACGTGACCGATAAGGACGATGCCGCGAACCTTATCGCGAACGGCATGAACTTTGTCGGAAACTACGCAAGCAGGAATGACAATTTTGTATTCCTTCAGAACGGTCAGATGTTCGGGCAGTGGTCATGGATTGATGCCTACCTCAACAGCTGCTGGCTGAACAACGCGCTTCAGGTGCAGATCCTCACAGGACTCCAGCTTGCCGCGCGCGTGCCGTACAACGAGGCAGGCTATACCCGCATCCGCGCGTGGGTTCAGGACGTTGTAGACCGTGCCCTGACCAACGGCGTGATTGACCGCGGCATCAGGCTCAGCGAGACTCAGAAGACTGAGCTCATCAGCGAGGCGGGGAAGGATATCAGCACCGACCTGTACAACAACGGGTATGTGCTTCAGATCCTCGACGCCACTGCCACAATCCGTCAGGCGCGCACCAGCCCTTCCATGAACTTCTGGTACACCTACGGCGGAAGCGTACACAAGATCAACCTGCCCTCAACCGCAGTAGTCTAAGGAGGCAAAACTATGATGACTCAGGCTTTAGGCAATATCACCTCGGCAAATGCGGAGCTGTACCTCGTCGTTGACGAGCTGTATCCCGCAGGCATTCCGCTGACCAACTTCAGCGCAGACTCCATGGCAACCTCGGACGACATGGAGATCTCGCAGGTGCGCATGGGTGTTGACGGCGGTATGGCGGCAGGATATGTCCCGAACCCGTATACCGTGACCATCACACTCGAGGCCTCCTCTCCGTCCCTTGAGACCATGCAGAGCATTCTTCAGGCAATGAAGGTCAACAAGCGCATCTACGAGTGCAAGCTGGTGCTGACCATTCCTGCAACCAAGCAGGTGCATACGTGGACTCATGGAGTGCTCACCAACGGCAATCCGGTTCCGGCTCCGAAGCGCGTGCTTGATCCGACTTCATGGAAGTTCGCGTTCCAGGATTACACTGTTGCGGGAGCGTAAAACATGCGGAAGGAAGAGATTATCACGCTTAACGACCGTGGCAATGAGCTGACCTTCCGCATCCGCGAGATGCCGGCGACCCGCCTCGAGAGATGGCTTATCCTCGTGGGCAAGGCGCTGGCATCTACCGGATTTGCGAAGGATGTGGACATCGCCGACGGCATGGACACCACCAAGGTCATCGCGGACATCCTGATGAAGGACGGGCTGCGCTGTCTCGGCAATCTTGATTATGATAAGACCGTAAAGCCCCTGCTTGATGAGCTTTACACCTGTGTGGAACAGAAAGTCGGTGAGGCGTACCTCGCGGTTACTGCCGACAACATCGACAGCAAAGTTGAGGACATCAGGTCGCTTTTTGCGATACAGAAGGCGGTCATCACCCTGCACCTCGGTTTTTTCGGAATTGGCGGAGCGTCAGGCTCCGCGAAATCCCCCAGCCCCGAGGCTTCAGGGCAGCCCAAACCGCGAATTGTTCCCCGCTCTTCGCGCC